ACGGCTGTTTTTAATTTAGAACCTGGGTTAAGTCTTCTATAAGCTTTAACTCCAGCCTCTGTCATTCCAGCCCCTTTTTTAGTGGGTCTAAAATTCTTTTTATTTCTCGCTGGCATAGTACCTTTTGAGTAATACGCTCTCATTAGATCATGCCTTTATAATATTTAAGATAAGATGGGTTAGATAAAGTAACTCCACCATAATCACTTTTTATACTTTTACCTATGTAACCTGATGCATAACCTTCTGCAGCTTTAGTTCTTTTAGTAAAAGTTTTTACATTTGTTGGTTTTGGTCCTGTATTACCTGCTGCTCTTTTTCGTTTGACAGCACTCGCCCTTTGCGAGTCGGTCATCCGTGTGGCTTTTGCAAGTGGAACGCATTTCGGATACTTTCTCTTCGCATCTGCTTTTTGTTTTGAACGGCCACATTTTGCGAACGAACCATCCTTTCGCTTGCTTCCAATATCTACCCATTTTTGTTTGAACCATTTATCTAAACCGTTCTTAGCCATGTTATCTATTTGGTCTTCGTGCTTTACCAAATCCTTTTATTTGCACGCAAGCTTTACCACCCATACCTAAACCTTGTCGTTTTAGTTTTTGTGTAGCTTCCATAAGTCCACCGCCTGCTTTATAAATTCTACCACCTTCAGCTTTTTTAGGGCCTCTAAAATCTTTTCTTTTTACACCAGATGGATCTTTTATTTTACCAGCACAAATTTTAGAAGCATATGCATTTGCGTATGCAGACGGATATACTTTAAATTTTCGCTTTGCTGCTGCTTTACCTCTTGGACATAATTTAGTCATTTATCTTTTCCTCGCTGTTTGTGCAGCTCTTCTAAAATTAGCTGCAGTTGGCGAACCCTTAGAACCTTTTTTTCTCATTGTCTCACCTGAACCAGCTTTTATTCTAGCTTTTTTAGCTGCAATGTTTGCGTATAAACCTCTACCAGCCATTATTTAACTTTGCCACCTTTTTTCATAAAGCCCATTTTATTTCTTACATCTTTAGGTAGTTTTGATAAGCCTTTTTGTTTTTTAGGATCTACGGGTTTTAAATTACCATCTTTTAACATAGATCTTTTTTTCATCATTCCGCCACCCATTTTTTTAACACGTCCACCCATTTTATATCCTTTAGGTGATACTTGTTTGTTGTATAGTCTATTTGCCATTATTTTTTTCCTCCATTTTTAAATATTTGCGTTCCCTTTATACCATAAATACTCGCCACGACAAGAATCCATAAATTCGTGAACCAGGCCGGCAGTTGTTGAAACTGCTCAAAGAACTCTTTTATCTTATCTGCTGCACCCGGATCGTCCGAGAAGACCCCCCACGCAATCACCAAAATGGGCAACGTGAGCACCACCAAAACGAACTCGTCCTTCCAATCTGATTGTCTAGCTTCTAGCAATTTTCCTTGGTAAGATTCCTCACCTCGGGCCATTTTTTCTGCGTGCATGCATTGAGCATCAGCCATACGCATCTTTGTTTCTTGTTTTTTCTTGTAAATGTGCGTTGCCGCGTTTAATCCAAGTTTAAGTGCACTAAACCACATACTAATCTCCTCTTCTAACTATTGAAATATTACCAGGAACCTTATCTGTAGAAGGTATTGTTTTTCCTAGTATAGTTTTTTGAATTGAAGTGTCTGCTCTTAGTTTTGCAAGCTCTTCGTTCTGTTCCAACTTGTCTTCTGCATTGTTTTGGTTCATCATAGCTCTCATTTTATCTAAATTTAGACGTTCTTCACCTTCTTTTTCTTTTCTAGCGTTATCTTTAGCCTGTAAATCTAGTTCTCTAGCTCTTAATTTAGCAATTGGGTCGTTATCAAACTGTGAAGTTATTCTTTTTTCTTCTTTTGCATAGTCATCCATCATTTCTGACACTAAAATTGCTTTTCTACCTTCAATTTTTTCTTGTAACATCCTTGCTTGTTGTTGCATCTGTGGATTTTGCATCGCCATCTGCATCATTTGCGCTAATTTTGGTAATTCTTCTCTAAATTCTATTTCAATTTGTTCTTGTGCCATTAAACTTATGTGTTCAAGTATATTTTTTTGTATTGCAGCACCAACTACCGGTGAATTTTTTACCATATTCGTTTCCATAAAATTTAAATGCGCTGTAATATGCGCTTGATGGTCCTGTCCAGGGAATGCTTGAAAAGGTTTACCAGCTAAAGCATCAATATGTTCTAATGCTGGGTCCTTTGGCATAGGTTGCTCTGGTTTTTTTAATATTAAATCAATATCTTTAACACCCAATGCTTCGTACATGTTTCTATACACTTCGTATTGGTTGTGAATCTGTGGATTAGATGCTGCCAGCTGCATTTCCGTTTGAGCGAGTGATATCCGCTGTGTTTGTGAAAAGATATTTGGATCTGCAACTGGCAAAATATCTATGCGGTCATCGAAATCACTTTGCATGATTTGTCTTTGACCGCCAACAACATCATAGGGATAAACTGGAGGTAAGTAAAGTTTAAAAACTCTCGCCATTAAACCAAACTCACGTTTCATAGAAGCATATAATCTTTTATGAATAGCTGACATTGTTCTAGACCCTCTTTCCAACATGGCAACAGTTGTTCCAACTGCAGCTTGTTGATTGCCATCACCGATTTGTAAGTCAGCGATAGAGGCAAATCTTTGACCAGCACCAACTACAACACTCATTAACTGTAATAAAGTTGCTGATGGTTCTTTAAATGGTAAAGGCATGAATGCATCTCGTAAGTTTCCGCCAGGTGCATCTACATCTCTAAACTCTCCTGGTTGAATAGGTTGTGCTTCGTCTCTCATCTTGATACCACGCATCTTGAATCCTGCTGGTAAATTAGACAAGGTTCCGGCGTCAAGAAGCGATCTTAATGCTGCAGTAGCTGATCTTGATAATCCACCTATCATGTGAATCAAACCAAAACCATAAAATCCTAAACCTGGTAAAAATTTAAAGTGTACAAAATATTGTATTCTCTCTTTTTTAGGATCACCTATTTCGTAGTTTCTTCTAATAGATAATACTTCTCTAGATGATTCTTCAATAGTTACTATGTATGGTAATTTAATTCCTGTTGGCTCACCTGCACCGTCTGAATCTTCAAAACCATCTATATCTAAATTTACATGACATTCTAAAAGTGTAAACATTTTTTGATTTCTTGTTCTACTTACACCTTCTAATTCTCTTTCTTTTTTGTCTGACTCTGATTCATTGTCTTGTCCTGGTGTTAATTCTATATCTCTGTAGAAACCACCAACCTGTTGTTTTCGTAATTCGTTTTCTGATATTTTAACAACATGAATAATTGTTTCCGCATCGTCTAATGAGGTAGCCGTATACGGAACAACTAAGTCATCAGCAGGAACAAATTTAGAAACTGTTCTCTGCATAATTTCATCGTAATAAACTTTTTTAAAAGTGGATCCAGTTAGAGGTAAATAAAATAACATTTGATCAAACTCAGACTCATACTCTTTCATATCACTCATGATTTGATAATTCATAAATTCTTTTACTCTTATAGATTGTTGTTCTTTGTCGGGAGTTGGCATTCCAACTATCTGTGTTCTAACTGGACCTTGTGCCGGTAATAATTCTTTGTAAGCTAATGATTGAAACTGTGTAACAGCTTCTGCTAACACTGGGTGAGTTGCACCTGAAGCTCCTCTAAATGGTTCGGAGTTCTCTTCATATTTAAATCCTAAAAGATCTAAACCTTTTGTGTAAGAGTGTTCCCAATCTTTTCTAGAACTTTTGTAGTCTTGATAATTTTCGTATAGTTCATGCCCAATCGGACTTAATACATTTTCTGGTAATAATTCTGCTAAGTTCGCAAAATGATCGTTACCTTGTTCTTGACTTCCCAAGTTAGGATCAAAATTTATATCAACACTGCCATCCTCATTTTGTTGAACGTCGATAGGTTGGTCTTGTTCTTTTTGTTCCTCTTGTAACTCTACCTGTAGTTCTTCAGGATTAGGTATATTTATTGACTGCTTTACGTTTGGTAAAGATTTGTCTATTTCTGCCATTTGTTTTCTCCAGTTTTACTGTCTTACCAGCATTATAATTAATATTCAACCCCTGTGATACGGGTCCTCTTTTTGGTGGTGGTCCTGACTTTTTACCTATCATGCAGATTCTCCTAAAAGATCTTCCTGTTCTGCAAGATATTCTTGATATGCTTCTGGATCAGTCTCTCTCATTAAATTAATTCTATCTTGTTCTCTCATAGCCATCCTTATGCCTTCAATACCCATTAAACCTAAACCAACTGGTGTAAACATAGCTGGCGCTCTTGCAAGAGATGCAATACCTCTTCCTATTTTTCCAAACCTACTAGCTTTTTCAGCTAGTTGAAATGGGTTAGCTAATATACCTCTTACACCAGCTTGTTTAATAAGTTCTGGTGCAAGCAACTCGGCTCCAGCAATACCAAGATTAGGATCATCGCTTAATAATTCACCAGCTGCAAATCCTGCAGCAACAGATGGAAAACCAAAAGGTCTAGCAACTTTTGCTAATGTTTTTAATATAGGTTTTCTTGCAGCGTACGCTGCGCCTGCAGTTGTTCCTGCTAATAATTTTTCCGGTGTAGTAAAACCCTCTTCATCTACTAGATTTATTTGTCCAGGAGAACCTTGAGGCATAAAAGCTGTTTCTGTGCCTTCAGCTTCTGCCGTTTGAGTTGCAAATATAGTTCCTGTTGCTCCTATTCCATATTTTCCAGCTGTTCCTATTTCTAAAGAATCTTTTAATTCATCTATTTGTTCTTTTGAAACACCTCCAGTTCTAGAATAAAATTTACCTAAATTAAATTTAGTTTGATCTAAAATATTTCTTTTATATATTTCTTTTTGAGCTTCAGTTAAATCTTTAAAAAATTGAGCGTTAGGATTTACGTCTTCAACCAAACCAACTTTAAATGCAGGATTTATATTTGACATATCTGCAAATAAATCTTTTGATTTAAAAGTTTGTCCTAGTTTAGGAACATTAATGTCTATTTTAGGTATTCTTCTTTCTTGACCAATAAAATATTTATTTTCTTTAGCTAATGTTTTTGTATCATTTATGACTTTTAAATGTAAATTATTCATTTCAGTTTTTATTGATTGCAGTTCCTCTAATTCTGCGTTACCAATTTTTTTATTAACTAATTTATTTAATCGATCAAATAAATCATCAAAACTAGCTTCATATCCTGATTTTGACAAAATTTCTCTATTCACTATTGGATCTTGAAAAGTTAAAGTATTAATTTTATTTATGTTTGAGTTTTTAAATAATGTTGGATATTTATCTGTTATTTTTATTGAAATAGTGTGTCCTATATCTTCTACAGCTTTTGGTACAAAAAGATCTTCTTCTTTAGAAATTCGACGAACTTGATTCTTAAAATTATTAAAAAACTTTGTTAACTCTGGATCTAATCTACTTTCAACAGTAACTCTTTCGGTTGATGATAACCTCTGTCCTTTAACTAATTTTTTTTCATAACCCTTTGTTATTTTATTTACCGCATCTTTAAGATTATATAATTTTTGTTGTCCTGTTCGTGCTTTTGAATCTACTTTAAATCTTTTTAAATCTGTTACAATAGTATCTAATAGTTTTTTTTCAGAAACATCTACACCTAAAATATTAGCTATATCTTTTGGAGAATAAAATTTATTTTTATCAAAATTTTTTATTTTATTTTTTAAAAAATTTTGGTCACCTTTAACTAGGGTCGTAGCTTCTTTATAAGGAATTACATTCTCTGGAGTTGGAATAGTAGTTTGCATTTTAGCTCCTTTACCAACATTAGCGCCTTTCCTAGTTCCTGTTTTAGCAAATCTAACTCTATCAAAGATACCTTTTATTTTTTCTCTACTCTGTCCTATTGCAGCTGCAGCTCTTGAAAAAACTCCATCATGCTCTTTGTTTGCATATTCTAAAAATGCATCCATAAATTTTTGTTTTTTTTCTATTTCTTCTTCATTTAATTTACGCCCAGGTCCGGCTCCTACTCCTCCACTATCAGCTTGTTTTAAAAGTAGTTTAACGAGTCCTGCAGTTTTAAAACCAATCCGTCCACCATTTGCAAACTTCTGTCTTGGTCGCAACAGGTACGCCATCATCTCATTGTATTCGTGAATCTTCATTATAATTTTAATATATTAATTAAGCCACCGTCTGAATTTTTCTTTCTGTCTGTTGGATCAAAGTCTTCTAATGTTTTTTTCTCTTTGTAATCTTTTCTTAACATTTCCATAAGTTCTTCATCAGTTTGTAAACCTTCATCATAACCATAATTTTTCTTAGGAACAGGAAGTTCGTTGTAATCAAATCCTCTGTTAAACTTATATAGTTTTTCAAAAGAATCTCCTATTTCTTTAAAAGTGCTACCTCTAAGTTGATCAGGAAATTGTTCAAAGATATCTGTAACAGCTATTAATGCATCTTCACCGTAAGCTTTTCTAAATATATCTATTGGATCATTGTCACTTCTAACACCTAGTATGGTNTCTTTTTCACCAGCGTCAGGTATATCAAGTTTACCTTTTTTTAATTGTCTAGATAAAAATTCTCTAACAGCACTTCTCATGATAGCTGACTCACTTAAGTTCATGTCCATCATTTTTTTACTTTCTAATTTTCTCATTGCGTCTGCAACATTTTCTGAAGTATCTAATGGACTCATAGCTTCTGCTTCATCTGTTGCCATGATGCCTTGTTCTTTTTTGATAGGCACAACATCACCTTTAGTCCCTTGTTGCTTGGTGCCTGTGTCAGGCTTCTTAAACATGTCGTCTATTTGTTTTTTAAGTAATCCCTCAACTTTACCAAACTCACGTCTAGCAAAATCTAAAACTTGTTCTTTTGTAATACCTGCTTTTTTTAGATTTCTAGCAGCTTGTAAAAATTTTAATATTGCATTCATAATTTACCAATAATATTTATATCTTGTTTTCGCACGTTTTTCATCTTGATAATCTTCAGGGTGTACAACTAGTCCACCTTGTCTAAATCGCATAATAGCTTGTGTTGTACTATCAACCAAGTCATCATGATCTCCATAAGGAAACGCAGCGCATTCTTCGATTACCTCTTGGGCAAACTGTTTGTCTGTAGGTGCCCATATCATACCAGATTCAAATAAAGGTGCAACAGAATTAACTCTGGTGTGTTTATCGTTTCCTTTAGATGGTGTGTAGTTCACCACAGGTATACCCATGTTTCTAAGTTCGTAAGTTAACGGGAGTCCAGATGCTTTGGACTCAATCAATACAGTCTCTGGCTCCCAGTAATCGTATTGNTCTTTAGCAACTCTACGTAGTTCTGGAAACTCTAATCTATCTTTTATTGCATCTAATAATATTAATTGNGGTGGACTATCTTCATCTAATCTAAAAATACCCCACGTTGTAATAGCAGAAAAATCGGCAGATTCTTTTTTCATAAACGCTGTGTCATAACTTTGTATGACATGATCTAGTTTTGGAATATGGTCCTTGTCCCAGTTATTCCACCACTCACGTTTAAGTATGGCCCCTTCTTCAGACGTTGGATTCTGCATCCACTGTGCATTCCATTTGCCGAGTGATAAGGACGCTTTAACTCCTTCGAGTTCTTCTAGCTTCCAATATTCCGGCCATACAGGTTTACCACTCGGCATAATTGCCGGAAACTCTACCAACTCCCATTGATCCGATTTGGGTTCTGATTGGTTCTTTATAAGAATTCCTGTCAGGTCTTTTAAGTTCCATCGTGTCATAACGCAAACTATTTTTCCGCCTGGCTGTAAACGCTGTCGTGGTCCTGAAGTGTACCATTCGTATGCTTTTTCTAATGCACCCATGTTGAGTGCGTCTTGTTCCGAGTGTGGGTCGTCGATGATTAATAAATCAGCACCTCGACCTGTGATAGCTCCTCCGACACCAGCTGCAAAATACTCTCCTCCTTGAGCAGTTTCCCAGCGACCGGCGGCCTGGCTGTCTTCTCTTAATCTTGTTTTAAAGATTTGTTGGTATTCTGGAGAATCAATTAGTGTCTTAGCTTTACGACCAAAACGAACTGCAAGTTCTCCTGTGTGGGTTGTTTGTATGATTTTTAGTTTTGGATTTTTACCTATCATCCATGCTGGTAAAAGTGTTGATGCAAACTCAGACTTGGTATGTCTTGGTGGCATATTCACTATTAGTCTTTTTATTTTACCGGTTGCAAGATCATTAAATTTTTTTGCAATAATCTTGTGGTGAGATCCCTCAATAAACTCAGGCCATATTTGTTTTGTAAATGCAAGAAAGTCTTTCTGTGCAAGTTCTTTTTTGTTTTCTTCTTTGTATTTAAATAATATTTTTTTAAATCTATCTCTAACGTCAGGAGGTAATTTATTTATTTTTTCTAAGTCTATTTGCATTTCGAAAAATTTTTTGTAAAATTTTTTTACATGTTGTTTTTAAGTCGAAATGAATTTAGCGGCATTGGCCATGAAAATCAAGCAATATAACCGTAGGTTGTGGGACCCCTTTGTATATATACTAATTAATAATTAAAAAAGTTTCGGATTTTGGAAACCGCTTGGTACCTCTATTGGGTGTGTTGGGTTAAGTTAGTCTGGTTGTCCATGTTTAAGCAGCATACTGCACCATAACCCTAACACATGTCTATCATAGGATTATCCTACACCATTGGTCCTAGTGTTGTCAACAGTTATTTTAAGCCTTCTCCAATAATCGTCCTGTCTTTCTGGATTTAATATAGGCGTTTCAAGAGCCTCGGTCCTTGGGTGTAGTCTAATCTGTTCTTCCCAATGTTTATGCATAAAATCAGTATAACAACCTTGACTACAAAAATGTGACCACACACTATTTCTAATGT